CCCCTGTAGGGTAGGGGTGTGGGTATGATCTAGTATTGATTATGAAATAACGTGCGCTATAATATCACCTAGAAAGGAGATGTAAAAAAAAAAATGCTTAATCTGTTGTGGGTCCTTGGTGCTGTGATTGATATTTTGAGAGGGGTGTACAATGATGATTTTGGTGATTAGGGTCTGTTGTGTGCTTATCTGCTGGTGTTATTAACTATTTTTTGGAGTAAGCACTAAAATGAAATATATAGCAATTTTTGCAATGTTTGCAGCAACATATGCACTATAGAATGTAGTATACTATAATTGTACCGATGAAAGAGGCTGCACTGGATGGCCCACCCGGGCCCGCCCAGATCAGCCCCTCTTGGATGAAAGGAGATAATCACCATGATTATTAAAGACGCATTTGGCAAAACTGCAGAGGTCCATCTGTACGACAAGGACACCGGCCTGGATTTTGTGGAAGAGTACCTGAATGCAGGGTCCCTTGACCGTGATGCAGATGGCAATTACCTGGTTAAGGATGTCGCCTACATTATCGACTATACCACCGACGCATGCAACGGCAGCAACCCCGATTTTGAAGAGCCCCTGAATGCCCAGTGGTACTTTGAGGAGCTGTGACCATGAAGAAGTGCAACCTGACCCCCATGGACGCTTATCAGATCTGTTATTCCACATCACCTGACATTCGAGCCGATGTGTACAGCGCAATGAAAGGGGCCGTGCCCCTCTGGTCCGGTGAATTACGGTCAATGCCCAGTGTGTACCGTGAAGCAATCATCGACCATATGTTCATTTTCGCGGATAGTTCCCAGATCACCAAACTGGTATTTGCCCTGAAAGATCAAAGCCTTGATTATGGCAAAGATTAAAGAAAGAAGGTCCATTACATGGAAATGCGCAAGTTTATCGTTGAGATTCATCCGGATGGCCGCATGACGTGCTGCGAATATGAGGAGCCCCGCGAGGCCTGCAAAAGTGCCTGGCTTGCAGGGTACCGGCAGGCCGTCACCCATTGCAAGGAGGAAGTAGACCTGTTGGGAGCGTTTAGAGGCATCTGTCAGTCCTCCAAGCTGATGTTCCAGGGTGCTGTCCAGGTCCTTGATGCGGTTGAATCCCGCTACCATGAATACAGCGACTGACATAGTCGAAACGGCCTCCGGGCCGTCTACCGGGACCGCCCGCCCGGTACTGATGATGACAGGGCCACAACGAAAGGAGTTTTGTATTATGTCTGAAGCTATGACTAAGTCCGAGAACAACGGTGCCATGATGATCTCCGATGTGATGAACACCGGTGTAGGTTACACTGACATGAACCTTGCTGACCGCTCTGCAGCAGTTGCGTTTTACAACGCGACAAGCAACCCCGCCAACAAGCTGAAAGAGCACGTCAACGAAGTGTTGTCCTTGGTGCATGTGTCCGTTGAGTGCGTGGAGGTCCGCAAGGATGATGAACCGGAGGGCAAGGCGATTGCCCCGCGTATCGTCCTTATCACGGATGACGGTCAGTCGTACGCGTGTGTGTCCGTCGGGGTCTATCAGTCGCTCAAACGCATGTTCACGTTGCTGGGCACCCCCGACACCTGGACCGAACCTGTAAAGATCAAACCCGTGCTGATTAGCACCAAGAAAGGTCAGGTTTTGTCCCTGAACCTGGTTTAATTTGACCGGTGGCCGCAGCACTTGTGTTGCGGCCTTATTTGTTAGGAGATCACCATGAAAAGCATTAACAAGTCCATATTGCGGGAGAGTGATGACCCCTTCCAGGGCCTTGCAATGGCTATTGTATATAGCGGAGTGGTCGAAAAAGACGCAAAGTTTTTTTGTTCCGACTGGGCCAAAGCCCTTTTTTGGCATCTAGGCATTGAAACAGATCCCCTGGACTGGTATCTGATGATTTTGGACAGAAAAGGAACGTGAGAAGCATGGCAGCAGGCGCAGCTAAAGCAAGGGCGACCCTTAAATATGGTCCCGAATTATATACCCCCTATGCCCTGGAATCCTGGCCGGACAGCGAGATGCGCAAAGAATACACGCGTTTACGCGACATTGCGCAAAAACGTATCAAGCGATTGTCAAAGGACCCGATCAGCAGCACGAGCGACATTTATAAAGAATTTGCCGGAGGCTTTCCGACCATCAAGGCAACGCGTGGAGATCGAAAAGCGCTGGAACAAGCCCTTGCCGATGTCGCGCGTTTTGTCCGCTCCAAAGGGTCCACCGTGGGTGGGGCCCGCGAGGAATTTGCGGAAAAGATGAAAGTCGGTGGCATTGACGTGGCCAAGGTCCCAGAAGATCAGTACACGGCCTTGTCAGAATGGTGGGAGATCGTCAAAGCCTCCGGTGTGTATTACTATCCGTCAGATCAGTCTGTCATGTACTGGCGGGAAAAAGGCGGCTACAATGTCAGCATTGATGATTTTATGAAATGGCAGCAAGGCGAGGTCAGTTATGGCAAAGACTGGGAATACAGCGACGGCAGCAGCTCTGCCGACTTGCGCGGAGGTTTTGGTGGAGGCTTGTAATTACAATCCCGTGCCGTGGCTCATGGAGCACTTGGATTGCAAGCACACCAAGGGCAAAAAGCGCAAAACTAACAAAAAGCGCTTGTACGTCAATATGCCGTGCGCATTTGACATTGAAACCAGCCGAGTATGCACCGATGCAGACGGCAACCCCCACACTATCATGTATATCTGGCAATGTCAGCTTGGCTTGGATGTTACCATCATAGGCCGCACCTGGGACGAATGGCTGCATTTTACCGACGTAATCAGCGACTACTTGCGGGCCAATAGTGGGCCGCAAGGCAGCTGGTATCTGTGCATGTATGTGCATAACCTTGCTCATGAGTTTCAGTACCTTTCCGGGGTCATGACTTTTGGCCCCGGTGAAGTGTTTGCAAGCAAGCCCCGCCGAGTGCTGAAATGTGACAACCGCGCGATAGAATACCGGTGCAGTATGCGGCATAGTAACCTATCATTGGATGCATGGGGCAAACAGCTGGGTGCTCCGCATGCAAAATTAACAGGGGCCCTTGACTACTCAAAAGTCCGGTACCCCTGGACCCCATTAACATCTACAGAACTAGCATACTGTATCAATGATGTGCGGTGCATTGTGGAGTGCCTGCTGATCGAGATGAATCGCGACGGCGACGACTTGTACACAATGCCATTGACGCGCACCGGATACGTTCGACGCATGGCGCGGCAGGCAATGTACAAATGGGGCATCAGCCGGGTCAAGCGCCTACTGCCGTCGTGGGAACTGTACCAGATGTTGCGCGAAGCATTCCGGGGCGGTGACACCCATGCAAATCGGTATTATGTTGGGTTGCATCTTGAAAACGTTGGGTCCGTCGATATGTCAAGCGCTTATCCTGCAGTACAATGCGAGTGCTATTTTCCAATGACCCCATTTCGGCAGGAACCAGCCACGGTGCAGCGACTTATGCAATGTATGCGGCACGGCAAAGCCTGCCTGATGCGCCTGCAGATCAAAGGATTACGTCAACGGTTTAAGTGGTGGGGCTTCCCTTACATCCCGCTTGCCAAGGTCCGCCACTGTGAAGGGTACATAAACGACAACGGCCGGTTACTGTCTGCAGATTACTTTGAGATCACCATAACCGATATTGATTTTAGGATTATCGCGAAGGAATATGACTGGGATGCCCTCAATGTGCTGGACCTGTACACGTCCGATTATGGCAAGCTGCCAAAGCCCTTGACAGATTGTGTCAAAGAGAGCTACACCGGCAAGACATCATTAAAAAGTGTAGCGGGTCAAGACTTGTATTACGTCAAAGCCAAAGGCGACTTAAACAGTTATTACGGCATGACAGCACAAGATCCACTACAGCTGGATACGCTTTTTGACGAGGACGACCCCGACAACCTGTGGAGCGAGTGCACCGATGACCCGGAGGGCAGCTATAACGACCATTGCCCGCACCTGTTTTTACCGTACCAATGGGGAGTGTGGACAACAGCCCACACACGCAAGCGCCTCAAGATCGCACAATGGGCCGCAGGCAAAAACGGCGTGTACTGTGATACTGACAGCGTCAAGTACATGGGTGACATTGACTTGACGGAATTTAACAAGGCCGCGAAACAGCTTGCAAAAGATAATGGTGCCTGTGCTACAGACCCCAAAGGGCATGTGCACTATATGGGCGTGTACGAGCAGGAGCATAGTTATACGGAATTTATGACCTGGGGAGCAAAAAAATACGCGACCACCTACACCAAGGGCGGCAGGATTACTACCACAATAGCCGGAGTGAGTAAGCGCAAAGGTGGGCTGGAATTGGCCCTTTGGGGTGGGTTTGATGCCTTTAAGCCAGGCTTTACGTTTTGCCTGGCAGCTGGTAACCAGGTCATTTATAATGATCGCCCAAAGGTGCCAGACTTTGTGGTTAACGGCCACACGGTCCACATAACGAGAAACCTATGTATTTGCGATAATACTTACACTCTTGGCATCACCGACGAATACGCCAAGATATTGGGGTATAAGATCATGGAGGCAGTTTGATGATTAAGCTTTATACAGACGAGGGCTGGCCCAACTTTTCAGAGGTTGACGGCATTCTATCCACCGGGGCCCCCATCATTTTTATTTGGGGCGGACGCGGCACCGGCAAAACATACGGAGCCATCAAGCATGTGCACGTGGAAGAGGAAGAGTTTTTGTATTTGCGTCGCACGCCGCAGCAGGCGGAGTTGATTTGTTCGTCTCCGTTGATGTGGCCATGGTCCCCGCTGAACAACGACCTGCATACACACTATGCGCCATTCAAAATGTCAAAAATTGCGGGCATGTACGAGGTGGGCAATGCAGGGGCCTATACTGACACTGGTGTACCTATTCGACCGGCGCAAATGTCTGGGGTGCTGGGCAATGTTGTCACAATGGCCCGCACCCGTGGCTTTTCGAGCCCTAACACCGATATTATAATCCTGGATGAATACCAAAAAGAGGAATCCGACTATTACCGGCGCGGAGAGGGCGTGGGCCTAGCGAACATATACGAAACGGTCAACCGCAACCGCGAATTGCAAGGACAAAAACCCATCACGCTGCTGTGCATGTCGAATGCCGTGGGCATGGCGAACCCTTATTATATGCAATGGGATATTACCGACATGGTAGAAAAGATGATCGGCAAAAAAGAGCGCGTCAAGTTGCTAAAAGACAAGGGCATTTTGCTGATTGACTTGGTAGACAGCCCCGTCGCAAAGAAAAAAGCAAATACGGCTCTGTACCGGTCAATGAGTGGTACCGACTTTTACCGGTCCGCGATTGAAAACCAGTACAGCGCAGAGGAAAAAAGCCTGGTGGCGTCCCGCCCCTTGCGCGAATATTACCCACTTGTGCAGATCGGTCGGTGCTGTATCTACGAGCACAAAAGCAAACCCATATATTATGTATGTAGGCACCGCTCCGGCGAAATGCCGATGTACGGCACCGGCGACTATGAGCGCAAACGATTCAGGGCCGCGTATGGGTATATCTGGCCCGCATATCTGCAGCGGCAAATTGAGTTTGAGCGATATTCGGATGAAATTTTTTTCCGTGAATACTGCAGCGCCGTTTGACTTTTTCCCACAATCGAATATAATAAAGTTAATCCCCGGTGCCCAAAGGCAGTCCCCAGAAGGGGCGGGCAAGCGTCAGCCAGCGCAAGAACCGGGGATTTTATTCTATTCATATTTTTTTTACGGAGGTGCACAAAATGGATGCTAACACTGTGATTCAGGCTATTTCGAACGTTGGGTTTCCCATCGCGGCATTTTTGCTGATGTGGTACCAGTGCAACACTGTCGTGAGGGAAAACACGGCAGCTATTACCGAAATGCGTGTGGCCTTGGACGACATCAAAAAAGGGTGATCGCCATGGGATGCTACATTATTTTTGCTCAGTCGATTACCAACGATCGTGCATACTTGCTGGCTGACCTGTGCACCCGTTTGGGTATCGGTTACTACAGTGACTGGGCCAACGATGCCCGCACGCGGCAGTGTTGCGCCGTGGGCCCCGTCACCAAGGGCGACAAAGACCAGGTAGTTAAGTGCCTGGCACATGACATGTACGTTATTATGGAGGCGACAAAAGTTGAAAATCAGTGAAAAAGCGGCCCTTGCCATGGCCGGGTACACCAAAGCCGAGATTGAAGCCATGGACAAGCCCACGCAGACGGCCCCCGCAGCTGTGCAGAATCCTGCTATTCCGCAGCAGGTCCCGCCGTTGGCGGCCCCGCCCGCCAAGCAGATCGCACCGCAGCCCGCCCCGCAGTCCGTCGGCCAGTATGATGGCCTTGAAGCTCTGCTGCAGCAGATTTTGCAGGGCCAGCAGTCCACCACCCAGGCAATGCAGACCATGACCCAGACGATGCAGGCCAATGCGCTGGGCCTTGGTATCCAGCAGCAGCCCGCAGCCGATGCAAGCACGGTAACGGCCCGGATTATTGACCCCACTTTTGGGCAGGAGGTGAAATAAGATGCCGCTTGGTATGAGTTTTGCGGATATCGCCGCAATTTTGACCGAGATCAATAAGATGGCGACCGGCCAGGAACCCACGTCGCCCATCGTGGACACGTCCAGTTTTGTGTCTGTCGCGCAGGCCACACTGTTGACCGGCACAGACAACTACACCAAGGCAATCAGCCAGGTGCTGGGCCGCACTATTTTTGCGGTGCGGCCCTATGACGCGCCGATGAAGCGCCTGCAGGTTACCGGCGACGACTGGGCCAACCATGTCCGCAAGATCAATTTCTGCGATTCCGACCCCGTGACGGACAAGGCCTGGGCGCTGAAAGATGGCCAGAGCGTGGACATGTACGAGGTCCACAAGCCCAAAGTCCTGCAGACCAACTATTACGGCCAGACCAACTACAGCCGCGTATACACCCAGGCCGACACCCAAATGCAGGCAGCATTTAAGGGCCCCGAAGAGCTGGCACAGTTTTGGTCCTCTTTCGTCCTTCATTTGTCCAATCAGATTGAGGCCGACCGTCGCAACCTTGCCAACAACCTGATGGCCAACCACCTCACCGGCATGACTGTCACCAGCCCAAAAAGCGTTATTTACCTGCTGGACGAGTACAACGCGCAGCAGGGCACCAAGTTGACGGTTGCCGACGTGTACAAGGAGGCTAATTTCCCCGGCTTTGCAAAATACGCGTATGGACGTATTAACGATATTTCGCGGCTGATGAAAGAACGCACGATCAACTGGCATCAGAACTGGGAGATCGGCGGCCAGACTTACAGCATTATGCGGCATACTCCGTATGATCGCCAGCACCTGTACTTGTACAGCGGGACCCAGAGCCAGATTGATGCCCGCGTTATTCCGGAGGTATTCCACGACGACATGCTGCGGTACCGCGACGCGGAACAGGTCACGTTCTGGCAGGATATCGACGAGCGGGAAACGATCGCCGCAACCCCTGTTGTTACCAGTACGGCAGGCGTGGCAGCCAAAAATGCAGCGGTGCAGCTGACCAACGTGTTCGGGTGCTTGCTGGACTGGGATGCAATCGGTTACACTCCGAAGCTGTCCCGCGTCGTCCCGACGCCCATGAACGCACGCGGCCTGTACACCAATTTCTGGTATCATTACGGCTGGAGCTGGTACGATGATTTCACCGAAAACTCCGTCCTGTTTTTGATGACGAAGGGCGACGTGACCGCGCCCAGCGAGGGCCGCGCAGCCAAAGCCACCACCCTTAAAACCACCATGCACAAGGACGCAGACCCCTCCAAGTCCTGACCGGCACCGGCGGGCTTTGGCCCCGCCGGTTATTTTATAAGGAGGTGCGCAGCATGCAAGCAATATTTTACCAGATATACAAACGCTCCAATAGCACCAAGCTGCCCAGCGGTGGGCAAACGTTTGAGATCAATCTCAAAAGCCCGTGCACCATCATTGACCCCGAAATTAAGATTGCTACAGAGAGTAACCCCACCGGGTACAATTATTGCAATATACCCATCTTTGGCCGGTATTACTGGATTACAAACTGGACATATTCGGACGCACGCTGGATTGCATCGCTGACCGTTGACACCCTGGCAAGTTACCGGGCCCAGATCAGCAGCGCTACAGAGTACGTTGTGAGATCGTCCGCCAAGTATGACGGTACAATTTCAGACGGCCTTTATCCGGCAACCGCCAAAGTGCAGAGTGTGACAACCGCTTTTCAGGGCGGTTTTGCTGAAACAATCAGCGGTGGTTTTTTCGTGTTAGGGTTTATTGCCAAAAATGCCAACTCTATCGGGGCTATTACCTATGTAGTTATGACCCCCGGAAACGCTAAAAAACTATCTGCAAAATTGCTGACTGATGTATCATACCTTAGTATCGACAATTCCGAAATCAGCGACAATTTAACAAAGGTCCTTTTCAACCCGTACCAGTATATCGTAAGTTGCAACTATTTTCCATTTGACATCGCTGAACTCACCGCGCATTTGCCGCTTGTGGCTAAGATCGACGTGGGGTGGTGGTCTGTGGATGTCCCCGGCTGGATTTTGGGCGAAGATAACAATAACTTTCAAAAATCGGTAAGTGTGACTGTACCGAAGCACCCCCAGGCGGCAAATCGTGGGGAGTATTGCAATGCTGCCCCATACACGGATTACACTATTTTCCTGCAGCCCTTTGGTGTAATACCCCTTGATGCCTCCAAATTGTGGGGGGCAACAACATTATCTATACAATATATGACGGACCTTTTCACCGGCGACAGCATTTTGCGCATATTTGCCAATGCGCGTCAGTTAGTGCATGAGACGACCGCAAAACTAGGTGTTTCGGTGCAGCTCTCAAATATTAACTTTGGTATCCCTTCAGGCAGCGGGGGGCTAGTCCAAACCGGTATTGCTGCAGCGTTCGGAGGCCTCCAGGCGGCATTATCTGGAGGGAGTTTGTCGGACGTTGGCAACGGGATTCTCAATGCAGCACAAGCGACAAATGCAGACGTTGCAAGCAAAGGTGCTACAGGGTCCACAATAGCCTTTGATTCCGCGCCCTATATGGTGGCCCGGTTCAAAATTCTCGTGGACGACAACAACGCAGATCACGGTCGGCCCCTGTGCCAGCGTGTGCAGCTGTCCACGATTCCGGGCTTTATCATGGTCGACGACCCGGATCTTGCTTTACCGGCGACGGCTGCCGAGATCGACAGCGTCAAAAGCTTTATGCGCAACGGCTTTTTTCTGGAATAGGAGGTGTCAAAACAATGGCAGTATATAAGCAATGTATTACAGGGGTATCACCAATTAGGGTATCAGCGGCATACCCCGCATACTCCGACGGAAGCTACCATGGCGGCATTGACACCGTGCACAAAGATCACAAGGCATATGCACCAATGGCCGGTACAATCGTCACGGCACATAAGTGGCAAGGTGGCACGACCGGTAACGATTCCTGGGGCAACTATATCGTGATTAAGATGAGCGATAACAGCTATTGGCTGGCTGCTCATTTTGCCCAGCAAATTCACAGCGTGGGCGAAACTATCACACGGGGCCAATTTATTGGGCAGCAAGGCCAGACCGGCAACGCAAGCGGCATTCATACGCATTGGGAATATTGGGTAGGCGGCTATGGCACCGCCAACAGAACCGACCCCTCCACCATTCTTGGCATCCCGAACCAGGTAGGAACTTGGGAAGTAGAATGGGATGCAAGCAATCCCCCGGGGCCGGGTCCTGGGCCGGGGCCGTGGCCTACCGGTAAATTACCGGTGTGGCTGCTGTTTAAGATGGCAAAGGGGGGCAAGCTGTTATGACGGCACCCTACAGTTACGAGCAGATCAATGCTCATGTATCACCGGTAACACCGTCTGTCATGCACACTAGGGGCAACAATCTGTCTTATTATTTTCGCAAGTACCTGTTCCTGGAAGCGGTATCTATGGTACGGTGGACCCTGCCCGACACCTGGCCCAGTAACCGCTTGCAATACCTGGTATTCGGGGATGGCGGTGTGACGGTATTTGATACCGACCGGTACGGCCTGGTATATGATCGCATGGGGCTGACCGGCATTAACATTTTTTACAACCCCACGCACTCCATCGTTGCAAATCCCTTTATCAAGGGCAACCCGTATTTGCAGATCGGCAGGCAGTGCGAGATCATCAACTTGCAGCCCGACTACAGGGGCATGGTGGACATTGTGGCATATTATGGGGACCTGATGGCCCTTGCCGCCCAGACCATCCAGAGCAATTTGATCAACAGCCGTTTGGCGTATGTGTTCGCCGCCGGTAACAAGGCGGGCGCGGAATCTTTCAAGAAAATGTTCGACCAGATCATGCAGGGGGACCCCGCTGTTTTCGTCGATTCCTCTTTGCTCAAAGCGTCAAAAAATGGGGCCTCCGGTCAATCCCCGTGGATGTACTTTTCGGCAGACCTCAAAGGCAATTTTATCACCAACGAGCTGTTAACGGCCCTCAAAACCATCAAGGCGCTTTTTGACACGGAGGTGGGTATCCCCAACACCAACACGAGCAAAAAAGAGCGCATGCTGACAGATGAGGTCAATTCCAACAACGTGGAGACGGCTGCAAAAGCGTCGCTGTGGCTGGACAGCCTGCAGCGCAGTTGTGAGCGGGTCCACAAACTTTTCGGGATTGACAGATCGCAGCTGTGGGTTGATTGGAGATTCCCGCCCGACACTGGCATGCAGGAGGTGACCAACAATGCACGCAACACTAAGCTTTAACGGACTGCTGGCAGGATACCCCACACTATTCGATGACCTTAAAGTCCCTGACAGTGTATCAAAAGCCGCGGTATGCAATCAGCTGTTATTTGATACGCTGGAACTTGAGGTGCTTTATGCCGACGGCCCAACGATGCAGAGGGCCCTTGGGGTGTTTTCGGAAACCATGTTACCCAGCTGGACCCGGTACGCGGCAGCCCTGGGCCTTGACTATGACGTGCTGGCCTCCGATGATCGCACCCGCACCACAGATCACCACGGGACCAACACCGGCACCAATAACAGCAAAAATGTAGTAGCAGGCAAAACCACCCGCACCCCCGACCTTACTACCATCGGCCAAAACAATGGCAGTGACAACACGACAAGGGATGTGACAGGCTTTGACAGCGGCACCATGGTGCCCGCCGAAAAGAGTACCACCACCCTGGGCACCGGTAACAAGATCACCAGCACCGGCACCGACACCACCACCGACGACCAAACAACCACCAATGACGGGACCACCAAAGCGCAGGATGAGTATAAAGACACGATGACGGAAAGGGGCCGGGCAGGCAAAGACCCGCAAGACCTGATCGCCAAGGAGCTGGCGCTTGCGGCCAAAAACGCGGTGAATAAGATCGTTGCAGATATTCAGGCAAACTTTTGCCTACTGGTATATTAAGGAGATGACAGCGAATGAATGACATTTATCCGATTCACAAGGCACCTTACACCAATTTCCACGATCTTAATCTTGACTGGATTATTGACACGCTCAATGACATTGACCGGAGGCTTGCAAATTTTGTTAGCCTGAATACAATTAAGTACGCAGACCCCATTAAGTGGGACATCGCCAGCCAGTACGCGCAAAACACCCTGGTTCTGGACCCGCAGGACGGCACTGCATATCTTTCCGTTCAGCCCGTCCCCCAGGGGGTGCAGATCACAAATACTGACTACTGGACCCCCGTGTTTACCCTGCAAAATTTTATTGACCCGCTCAAAAATGCTATCACAGCAGCCCCGCAGCAGGAAAACGGACAGGCCGCAACCGAACAATTACCCGCAAACAGTGTGTTTTTTGTTGGGGATATCCTTTGCACAAACCCCCAGGTCATCCCAAAAACGTCGCTTGTGGTGATTGGCACGAATTGCGTGGAAGTTTCCGTGGTTGACCTTATTTCACGACTGTTTAGCACGCCCACGGCGTGGTATCGGGTACGCGATACTAGTATTAACATGGGATTCCCGTCCAGTGCGGCAAGTACCGTATACGGCGGTGACGTCCATGTGTATAGTCCAACAGACCAAACCATTACCATTACAGGGAGGTAAGTACAATGCCTGATGTATCTATTTTTAATCTGGGTGGCCAAAACCTTAGCGTAAAAGACGCCACTGCCCGCAGCAACGCGCAGAGCGCCAACACCGCAGCCAATGAGGCAGCAAAAACGGCAAACGAAGCGCTTAAAAAAGCTCAAGAGATTGAGAAACTTTCCCGCGTGACTGTTACCTATCAGCCGACCAACGAAACCATTACAATTACTACCGAAACCCACACCACGGACGCAGCCAAGAAGTAAGGAGGGTACCATGGCAGAGTTTGACAAAATTAACATTGATGCCGTCTCCTATAATGTCAAAGATACCACCGCCAGACAGCAGATCGCCGACGAAATTGCCGCCCGTGAGCATGCAGATACACAGCTGCAGCAGGCCATTACAGCAGAGCAGAACGCCCGCAAGCAGGCTATTACGGCAGAGCAGACCGCCCGCAAGCAGGCTATCACAGCCGAGCAGACTGCCCGCGAACAGGCAGACAAAAAGCTGCAAAACGATATTGATAAGCTGCATGACGTTGCCCGCCCGAAAAAGTACCTATTTATCGGTGACAGCTATTCAATGGGAGAGGGGGCCGGTGTAAGTCCTGGCATGGGATGGGCTCAAAAAGTCCCGCAAATTCTGGGCCTTGCATCCGGTGAATATTATAAAGCATGCCAAGGTGGATATGGTTTTTCTAGGGTTGGCTACAAATTTGCTGACCTGGTAACGTCCGTATTGCCCACAATCCCAGACCCGACTGAAATCACCGATATTTATGTTTTCGGTGGGTACAATGACAACAACTACACCGGCAACACAATCACGGCAGACATCGCTTCCTTTGCAGGGCTCTGCAAAACAAATTTCCCGAATGCCATTGTGCATATTGGTATGATTGCATGGAGCCCGGACAGGCAAGCCAGAGCCAACATTGCCAATAACGTACTGCCCGCATATGCCGCATGTGGTGAGAGCAACTGTGCATACCTGCCGGGATGTGAGCAGATCATGCACAATTATACACTGTTTTCGTCCGACAACATTCACCCCAATGATGCAGGATATCAGTTGCTGGCAGGCGCTATTGTCAGTGCCATCAAAACGGGTGCCTATGCTGCGCAATTTGCATACAACAGCATTGAGCTTGCACCCGCTGGCATTGCAACAAAATATTCATGGGGTGGATTTTCAGAATGCATTTATGCAAACACCTGGACCCTCGCAAAAGCAGACGACAACAGACTGACCGTTAATTGTGCATCCCAAACAATTAAGGGAGACACAAAGTATAGTATCGGCACACTTTCGACAAAATACGGACGCCCGTATGATATCGCTATGGCCTGCCAAGCTATGACGACAGGGTATGTTGTGGGTGATGGAGGATTCCACAAAATCATCTGCCAGCTGATGGTAAAAGGCACGGACCTCTCCATTCTAAACGTTACCTTGCCGGACACGGGTGCATATGTCAATTTGACAGGAGTCACGCAGATTGCCCTACAGATTCCCACGTTTACAATGTGCTCGTTATTTGTGTAATAGCGTTTATATTTCATAATCAATACTAGATCATACCCACACCCCTACCCTACAGGGGTGTGGGTACTGTTATATGTGGGCACTAGCAGATTGCACAAAAATATATGCGTTTGGGGATAATAGTTACGGTCAGCTTGGCTTCGGAACTAACAGT